GCGGCAGATGTTACTGAGAGCCGACGCTAGGTCGTCAAGAGTTACACCGCTCTCTTCAGGCTTGTTGTAATTGAATTGTGCCCCAGAAAGAAGGCCAATCCACTGATCGTCAAGAGACGGGCTTTGTGTCATCCAGTTGCCTTAGTTTGAGTTCGAGTCGAGCGAGTGCGTTCCAAGCGGCGTGTGCTTCGTGAAGAAGTCCGCTATCTCGGTCCTTAGTCTCGCCCTTTCCTGTCGCGGTAAGGTGTCGAACCATTGCATCACTGTAACGTTCAAACCCCTCGGCCACACCTTCCCAACCTTTCCAAGCATATTTAGTTGCTCCAAAAGCTGAAACAGCAGCAACCTGTTCGAGTGCTCGGGGGAAGTAATCAATGGCGCCACGGAATACGGGTGACTTGCCTCCATCATATTTGATGGCCCCTCCGGCGATTTTGTTTGGGTCATCATTGGTAAACTCTTTACTCATGAAAATCCTCAGCTTCGTAACCTAGCCAGAAATAATAAGTCATCTTAACGAACTCCCAAAACTAGGATAACTACAACCAACAAGATCAAAATACCAATCATTGCTTAACTCCTACCAATTCGAGAACGTCTGCGTAGTTGTCCTCATTAATCCAGTCATTTTCAAGACAGGCCAGAAGAATGTGTCCGACCGGAATTTGAAGGAACTCAACCAGTTCCCAGCCTTCAAGCCTGTCAGTGATCGCGTTCTCTTCAAATTCGCTTAGGTTCACGTTATTTAAACTTTCTTACGTACACCTTCCGACCAAGCACCACACTTCTGGCACTGTCGGCGTTGGATTTTAAACGACTTCGTTCTGCGGAAGCCACGATTCTGGAAGTGGTTGGAGCCACAAGCACCGCAGGCTGCATTGTTTTCACCCAGATGAGGATGATTACGAATGAACGGTTGGATGAGCTTGTAAAGCTTCTTCAGAAGTTTAACGTCCTGAATACAGTACTTCTTCATTTCACGCCGAGCCTTGGCGTCTCCATTCATCACGTCCTTCCACATGTTGAAGCCTTGATGCTTCACTTTTCCACCAAGACCAAGCAATGGACCAATGTAAGCAAGACGGTTCATGTTGAACCCGAACTTTTTCACAGTCTTGATAACGTCGATGGAAGTGGGCGGAGGGGGCGGGGCCAAACCGGCTAGAAGGATTTCACCGAGGATCTTAGGCAAGTCGTACCTGTCACCATTATAAGTGACCACTGCGTCGGCTTCCTCTAGAAGCTCCTTAGCAGCTTGCGCCATACCGAGACGACCGTCGTCCCATTCAGAATAAAACTGGTACTCTTTGTCACCTTCCCAGTGGGCGCAGAAACAAAGCATACCGCCGTGATCAATCAATTGGTCTGGGTGGACATTAACGTCCCACATTCGCCAGACGTACGCTAAAGCAGGCCTCCATTCAATGTCCAAGTACAAAAGTTTATTGTTTACTTTGTCATTCAAATTCTTGTTCCGATTTACTAGTTTCATTGAACCAAGCTTCAGGGATCATTCCGTCAGAGAATGGGAAGCCGTACTTGTTACACCAGTCAGCGTAAGTAGTGCTCGACCCTTTACGTAACTTTTTTCTGCTGTCCATAAACACAAAACGAATGTCTAAGTCGGGGTTGTGCTTCTTAACAGCAAGCATTTTAGCTCTTGCTCTGCTGTCGAAGTACCCTTTACTTTCCACGTAGATCCCGTTCGGCAGACGCCAGTCAGGAATGTAATTACCTCTGAGAAGATAGGCTAACTTGCAAGGTTCAAACTCTGCAGTCAGGCCAGCCTCAGTTAACGTTTCATAAATTGTTCGTTCGTAACCTGATCTAAATTTCATCAAAGGAAGGGAACTCCGTGTTAACGCGGGGCTCCTTCACCACCTTGGTCAAGTAACGAGGCCCATTGCTGTAGTAGTAGGTTTTGAGCCCAGCACCGCCGTTGGCATCAGACCAACAATTAAACTTGTGGGCGCAGTAAGAGCAGCCTGTGTCCAGTTTCATGTTTCCGGACTTGCCGTCTGGCTTGTCAGGGTAACAGCGGGCTGGAAGGTCGGGGCTGGCTATTACGTCCTTAATGTGGGCGATGCGTTCGCGGACTTGGTAACGCTCAAGTACATGTCGGGGTATCTCGCAGAAACAGAGTTTGCCGAGGGTTTTGTCCACCGCAAGAAAGCCACCGCGTCCGCCGGGATTAACTGCTTCGACGTATCCGGCAAGCTGAGCCACATATCCGAAGGGATCATTTCCGGGCTCGAAAAGAGCGCCCGTCTCAAACTTTTGAAACGAGAAGGTGGAAGCTGATTTGACATCTACGAGTACCCCGTCTATCACGGCATCTATGTGCCCTTTAATTCCGTCAAGCTCAACTTCAGCTTGTTCATGTTCGACTACGTGTCCTGCCATCTTTGCGTAAAGCAGGATCATTTGTTCGATCATGTCGCCGTAAGCGAACTTGATCAACGTAGCAGGTTGAAAGTCTTCCTTCGGTTCGTTCGAGTTGATGTCGTACCAAAGCTGCCTGTCAGGCCGACCGATGTTGGACATCCGAAGATGCCTACCACCGTCTCTCTTGTTATGGAAGCGAGCCTCCATCAGATCATGGACATTGTCACCGAACTGTCGAAATAGGTCTCTTGCGAATTCTTCCTCTGAGTTAAAAATGCCGTAGATGTCCTCTACGAGGGTGTCAATTTGTTTCGGGATCATCTGCGTAATAACTCCCTAGTCTTACACTATAATTACTACGCCAGAAAATGTCTGAAATAGGTAAAGGGCTAAATCCGTGAGCTGAACACCAGTCAACGTACTCTTTATAACTTGGATTAGTCGTTTTCTGCTGCTTCATTTGGGTCTTTCATGCTTACAATCTCTATGTCCATCGGAAGACCGTACTTAGCCTTAGCCGTCAGAACCCGCTTAACACCAGCAATGAAGATAGGTTCGGGGTAAGCGAGCAGAGCTTCTTTCGTAAGATTGGTAGCGTCTTCAGGATGATCCGCTTCAACAAGAAGCTGGACTTCCTTAGTCACTACCTGATTAACAGTTGCAGTTACAATAAATTTAGTCACACACGCTTACCTTAAAAAAAATGTACGGCATGGCTCTCCAACCGACCAGACTAGGGAGAGGCTAAGCGACCTTTCGGTTTCTGCTTGCGCTTCATCAGGTTAAATGTCTGGCATGCGTCCCAACTCTACCGTACCGGGGACCTGTGCTCTTTAAGAAGTGTGTGGGCGTTTTGTCGTTCTTACTCAGGGTTGCCCACCCATCCTGAGATCAGCCGGGAATATCAGAGCCTATACGGACATCTGCATCTCACCCGGTCTACCTCGTTAGCTCTTGGACTTATCGTCTTCTACAACGTCAGGTTGATAGTCGTCAGGAAGGCCGAGAGTCTTGGTCACAGGCGGGCCGTCCTTGTTGATGCCGGACTTAGACAAACCCTGAACGGGCTCGTTGGCGGACTTCTTCTTAGTTTCAACAGTCATATTAACTATGTCCTTGTTGTTGAAGAAAGGTGTGGGCCTTTCACCCACCGGGGGCTCCATTGGATTGTGTCACCGCCCTCTTCCTAGCAAAGCAGCCAGACTTCCCTGCTGCAACTCCTTCTAGGCTAGGAGCCACCCCGTAGGATGGGTCTCGTTATTACTCGAACGGAAGGTCGTCGTCCAGTTCGTCAGCACGGGCTTCGTTCAGGCCGAAGTCCTCCTTAAACGTGTCCTTACTTGCAGACGGTTTACCCGTGGTTGGCTTGTCGCCGTCCATACCGCCAAACTCAGACGACTGGTACGCGATGTGATCACGGACCCGGATAGCAGCAGGGTAAATTCCCTTCTTCTTACCAACACCGTAGTCACGAATGTCAACCTTAACGTCCGCGCTGGACCCGTTGCCAATCAACTTGGTTACGTCCCACGCTTCGTCGTTACCGTCATAAATGCGGATAGGCTCGTTCGGCTTACCGTCCTTGGTAAACTCCTTCTTACGAAGCTGCAGAACCTTACGGTCCGGGCCTTCCTTGTCCTTGAGACGGTCAGTCAAGCCATGCTGCTTGAGCACCTTAACTCCGTCCTTGTCAGGTTCAAACTCGAACGACCATTCGTTTTCGTCGTTGAACTTGTTGTAAACTGGCTTACCCAGAACCTTAGCCCAGTAAAGCTTACCAGACATAAAAACTACTGATCGTGAACTTGCTACCATAATTTCTAAACAACTTTCTATTTTGTATTATAGGTGGGGTAGTGTATTTTTAATGAGTGCAATGCGAAGGGCGTCGCTCAATCTCCCCATCCTATATCCATATTATACAGGATTTGACGACAAAGTCAAGAACTATTTTCAATTAGTGCACATGAGCCCAGCTTGGTCCGATGAGGGCTTTTCCGTCAAGGGGAACATTAAGTTTAAGACGACGCCCAGCCTCTTGTATGGCCCACACACTGAGAGCAGCATGCTCCTCGGCGTGGTCAGGGTGTACGTCGTAGATCCATTCGTCGTGTACGTCACCAACTTTGAGGCAATCAAGTCCTCGTCGTCGAATGCTTCTCTCCAAAAGGACAGCCCCAAGGGACATGACTCTGGCGCCTCCACCCTGAAGCTTATAGTTGAGGGCAGCATGAGGACTCGGGCAGACCACCCCTGACCCGTCAACGAGCCAAACTCGCCCGACTGCTTGTTCAGCGATAGCATCGTTCATTACTCCTTCAATACCGAGTCGAGCCAGAAATTCTTGACGAACCCTTACTCCTTCGGAAACGGAAACTCCAATTGTCTTCGCAACTTTGGGTCCTTGGGCTCCGTACATGATGGCGTACAGAAGCGTCTTAGCAGTGGGACGAGTAATTCCCACCGTATCAGCGTTAAATTGATGGGGGTCACCTGAAATTACCTGCTCTGTGAACTTGGGGTTATTGATATAGTGGGCGAGCATTCTAAGTTCAAGGCCAGCAGCGTCTGTACCAACCAAGACACGTCCCCGCCGTGCAATCCATAAGTCACGAGCTTCGTAGGTCCAGTGCCCTGCAACTCCTCGAAGCACATTCTTTTCTTTATCCACTCTGACTGCTGGGATATTTGCAGTATTCGGAGCTTGGTGTCGGAACCGAAGAGTGTCGGCCACGAACAGCTTACCGTGTATACATCCGTCCTGCTCATTCCAATTCTCCAACCAAGTGTTGACCATGTTGCCACGGCCATTCGTCGACATCCATCTTGCTATGAGGGCAATCTCAGGAATGCCACTTGTCTCTGCAAAATCAATTAAACTCGCTTCAGTTACCTTGGGATTACCACCTCCACCTTTGTCGGTCTTGGGGGTGAACTCAGTTGGCTTCCATCCGAGAGCAAGGAGTTTCTCAGTTCGTTGCTTAGGTGATCCAATGTTGAACTGAACATCTTCATAAGCTCTATATTCTCTATCAGGCTGCGGCTCAACAATGTATCGTTCCAAGTCGCGAAGATAGATTGCTGTAAAGCTTCCAGTTTTTGTGTACATTCGTCCCTTACGGACCAGTACTCGTTCTGCTGGAAAGACTCGTCGGATTTCATCTTGAAGTTCCTCTTCAATCTTACGAAGCTGTTGCAGAAATGCCATAGCCCGTTGGCCGTCAAAGTAAAATCCGTTGTGATGTTGACGGTTTAGAATTGCAGTGATCTGGTGTTGAATTTCACAAGACAGTTCAGAAAAGCCAATACGGACCATTACCTTTACAAGACGACGGAACAGTTCAGCACAAATCTTAACGTCTCTGTGACAGTACGTCACCATTTCCTCTGTAAGCTTGCTGAAGTCGTGGAAATCGATCTTGGCGTATCCGATACGCTCACCCCAAGCAGCTAGGCTGTGGCCTCCGGGAAGGCTAGGATGGTACAACGTAGAAAGTACCAAGGTGTCGACAATCTTTGACGTTACAAGCTTAGTGCCCAACAACCTGTTAAGCACAGGGGCGTCGTACTTCAGAATGTTGTGACCGATGAAGACTGACCCGGCCTTTGACGCCAGCCAGTTTGTGATTTCCTCATGCCCGCGACACTCACCTGTTTCTTTAGTCCTAATGTTCTCCCAACACATCACATACAACACAGTAGGCGTGAGCGAGTCAGCCTCTACGTCTATGCAAAAATAATCCTCTGGTCTGTCAATCCAATCCAAATACATATTTATAAAGCCTCTCTATCTGTTGAGAGGTCATGTTGCTTTTGCAGGCATTTGCTTTGTATGAAATAACCCTAACATTGCCTTTAACATAACCTTGCGCCGTATCAATCCTGTCCAAAGACGGGCTTGAACTAGCTTGTTTTCCTTTTGAGCGGACAAGAGGGATATCTAAAATGGGGCATCGATCTGGTATTAGAATATCTTGTTCCGAAATCGTACACTCTAATCCGGAAATTTTAGCTCTTCGTCGAGCAGCGTACAATAAATGCTTCTCCGGATTGGTTTGTATCCACCATTTCTTATTATATGCTTCTTTCTTTTTCCAACCCTCTTCTGTTCTTTTTTCGAGGTACATTCAATTCCTTAGTTATGATCGTATGTAGCGAATTCTTCACCCGCTAACGAACCGCCCTCAAGAAACTTCTTCGTTTCTTCCTGACCAAGTTCAACCAACCGACCCGTCTCTGAGTCGTAAAAAAGCCAACAAGCTGGCCCGGTTCGTCCTGACAGACGACATTTTTCTACGTCCATCTGAGTGACGTTCCTACGCCAGTCGTCAACTTCCTTCTTGTCGCGGGTAAGTCGGATGACGTTGTTAGACACCTGCTCAGGACCTGCCGAACCTCGGACCTGCCCTTGCCTGTTGATGTGGATAACCGCAACGACAGCAATCTGAAGGTTCATCGTCAAGCTTTTCAGCTTAGTTGAGATTTCATCCAATTGCTTTCTTTCGTCCCCGCTTTGATCGGAAACAATAATCGAAAGGTGATCCAAGACAATATAACGACAGCCCAAGGCAACCATGTGCCGAATCTTGGCGAGGATGGTGTCAATTTCGTTACTTCCGAAATGGTCATAAACGACTACCCTCTTGTTGTCCAGAACTTCAGAGTACGCCCGCCTGATGTCTTCTTCAGACTTTGGAGTGTCAGGCAGATGGTACGGTTTGTTGTGGTGGATCGAAAGCATACCAAGAAGAGTCTCCCGCTTGGGTTCTTCAAGATGCAGAAAACCAACTCCGTACCCCCTAGCCTTAAGGTCCTCATCTTGGAGAAGAGCATACTCAATTTCCTTCATGAACGTAGTTTTACCAATGCCGGTGTCGGCAGTGAACAACGTCAACTCAGACAAACGAATGCCGTAAAGCTTGCTGTTCAGGCCAGCCCACGGATACGGAACACACTCAGGCTCTTTATAGTTAACGATGTCTTCAAGAAGGGTGGGGTCTGAACCGAGCAGCAAGCCGTCAGGCATGTACGCCGGAGCACGAAACCACTCGTCGATGTACTCACGCTCTAGGCCCTTGGCGAGATAGTCGTTGGCGTCCTTGGCCCTCTGAAGCTTAAGGACATGAACCTTTCCGGGTGCAAACAACTGAGCAATCTGAACCGCTGCCTTCTGGCCCGGTTCGTCAGCGTCCATACAGACAACGATCTTCTCAAACGAGTCTAGATATTCAAAATTATCCGCACAGTTTCGTTTGGCCTCCGATGCGCTCTTAACGCTAACGCACGGATACCGGGACCCTGTGAGCTGAAATCCCGCAAGGGCGTCGCATTCCCCTTCAACAATTGTGACAGCTTTGCCGCCAGCAGGAAATAATTGCTGCCCAAATAGAAGTCCTCGTTGAACATCACCTTCCCAGTAAAAAGCTTTCTCACCTTTACGACGCACTTTGTTGGCGACGTGGGCTCCGTTCTCATCGAAATAAGGATAAACATGGCCGACTTGGCTTTCTGGGTTGGTGTTAACAGTAACCTTGTACTTGTTGACGGCACCGGCCCCGATGGCACGGTCCTTGATTGCAACTTGCTCTCCGCCGGGAAGAGGGGTTAGGTTCCGGTCGGCAGCGTGACGGACTTCGTGTTTATCAGCTATGTTCTTTTCACCTTCGTGGTAACCGCAAACAAAGCAGTTACTGTTGTCTTCATAAACTGCGAGTCCATCGCTGGACCCACAGGACGGGCAGCCTTCATGGCGTAGGAATCGACTCAATAAGTGGTAACTTTATGAGTTTTCAGGATCACTTTGTCCGGGAGCTCGGTATGAACCGAGTTAGGCCCAATATACCAGTAACCCGCTAAACCATTATCCAGACAACGTTGGTAACACGAATTAACGGCCTCGAGATTAATCCGCAACTGTTCCGCCAACATTGCTAGTTTCTGATCTTCAGTCATCATATTCTCCATTCTATAACTGGATTATATCCTAGTCTGATGGTTTTGTCAAGGGAAGATTGTGGCGAGTTAGATAGTCGTGTGCTGCACGAAGAGCCCATTCGAGTTGGTTCTTCTGGTCCGCGAGAATGCGGCGGGCCTCAGCCTCACTCTTTATCATCGCCAATCTCCGTCTTTCAATTGTCTGAATTGCTTCATCATCAAGCCGTCCTCAAAATCAACAAGAACTAAATGACCTTTAACGTGGCCGTCAGGGTCTGGCTCATCATCAACAACCACGTAGTCTGTCACTTCTGGGTGACGGGCAAGCCACTCTCTGATCCTGTTATACCTCCAATGTATGAGGCCGTCACAAAGAGGGTCAGCATGGAATAGGTCCCTGTTGATTCCTTGTTTCACCATGTAGCCAACGAGGTCGTACTCATAATTCTCCGGGTAGCGAAGCCAAGAAGAATGGACTACTATTTGTCGACGATTTTTACATGCCTCATTGATGAGAGATACAGCAACAGGGTCGAAAGTCTTAACAATTGGTTTCGTCTGATTAGGAAGCATGTACGCTCGACCCGGAATGAGAGGACCGTCAATGTCAAGAAATAGAACCCTGTTCTTTTCCATCAACGGGCCTTCTTAGCTGCAAGACGCCAGCTATTAACATAAAAACCATGCTTTCGAAGATAATTCTCCGCCTTCAACTGGACTGCCTTAACGTCAGTCGTAGTCGTCCGACGTGTCTGCGCCGGTGGGGTACGTAATGTACGGTTCATGACCAACAAACTCCTCTACTTGATTATCAATGATGGGGACAACGCCGTTGTCAACAACGTCAAGTTCGCCCAGTTCAACGTCTTCGTCATGGGTAAAGTCACCCCTGTAAGCTGCGTCCATAGCCACTTCAAGGCACTTGGCACAGGGCTCCCACGAGCCGATGTCCTTATTCCAACTGATTTCAGCTTCAGTAAGCATTTTATCACACCACGCACAATGCATTTAAATTACCTTAAATTCGAGTGTCGAGATCGTGTTGAAACAAACGACCTGCACGGAAAGAGATACAGACTTTAAACGTGTCCCATTTGACAGCGTCAGGAATGTCCTTCGCATTCGTGAGATCAACAATAAGCTGCTTCATGGTTTCATCGGTTGACGAGTACTTTCCACAAATCTCAAGCTGCTTTTTAAGCAACTCAACAGACGGATCAGGAGTTG